ATGCCCAGCGTTGCCAAGTTCATCCGTAACACCCCGACCGCCTCCCTGCGTACCTATTTCGAACAGGCCGGCATTGATATTCCCGTCGAGATCGACTGGGATGGCCCGGAACGCGATGTCGTGCGTCCCCTGATGCAGCTCGTCGACGAGATGGATCAAGCCGTTCTGGCGCGCGTTATTAGTGATGTAGAACGCGTCACCAACATGGCGGATGAAGCAGGCCAAGTGGCACTGTATAGTATCATCGATGATCGGACACTGCTGGATAGCCGTTGCAGCGCCCATGATCGTGCATTGTGGATGTTCCACAATGATCCTGACGGTTTCCTGCGGGCGGAGGAGGTGCGATTCACCGATGAGCACCGGCGCGGGCGCATGTGGGATGGTTTCATTGGTACGCCTAATGTCGCCCTGCAGCGTGATCCGGTCGCCGTGACCGCGTTCGAGACCGCGATCCGGAAGCGGTTTGTCTCCAACAACGTTCACATTGACATCTTCGACCGCTATCGGCCGACGTTTGACGGCACAGATTGCGCACTGGTCCAGATCGTCATCTACCGTGAAGGTTTGCCTGACGATGACCTAGCGTTCGATGAGCATGGGAGCCTTGTGCGCCGCACCCGGCGCCCGGTCTTCGAGGCCTCCATGACCTACGAGCCGGAAACCGGCGTTATTGAAGTCGTCGCCAGCGACCGCGAAAGCCGCGAGGACATGGTCCGGTTCCTTGCCCGCGATCTGCTCGGGATCGAGTTCCAACAGGAGCGGCTACCATTCCGCCAGTACGATCTTTCTGTACTGCTGCGACCCCACGATTTTTCCACCGATCCGGCGGACGGGATCGCCGCCGTCGAAGTCAAATCATTGCGCTTGATGCCCATCGAGAGCGTTGGCGAGCGGGTGACGTTGGAATGCCTGCGCAAGGCCGACCGCTCGATCTGGGACATGGCGCGGGAGCGTTTCGGCGGCGTCGATCCCCTTCAGGGCGGGTGGGTCGCCACCCAGGCCAAGCTGACCATCCGTTTCCATCCCACCGGCGGATCGCGGCGCACGCGCACTTTGCCCCTGACCATCACCATGCCACATGGCTGCAATCTCAAGGATCAGACCGAACGCGAGCAACTGATCGGGGAGAAGTATTTGCGGCTTTGGGGCATCCTGCGCGATGCCGGGTAACGGCTCCGGCCTCGAACCGGCGGCCCTGGAGTTGTTGCTGAACGCCGTCGAGACGCCGGAAGCAGCCATCTCCGGGGGCGTGCTGGACGACTACCATGCCTCCGAGTCCGTTGCCCTGAAGGAGGCCGGGCTACTGAAACCGGATGGGCATGAGGCGGCGTCCGCATCGTTGACCGATCACAACGACGTTCCCGTGACCCTGTCGTGGTCCGCCGAGGACGGGGGATTGGGATATTTCAGTCCGACCGCCGGCTGGGTCACCGTGGCGGAAGACAGAATCGCTCGCTTCCGGGTGGACTTCCCGGTTCTGCTCGCCCGGTTGATGGTTCAGGCAGATGTGTCTTCCCGCTCCGGGCCGGTACCGCTCGTTCCCGACCTGCTTTGGGAGATCGGCGACGTCCGTCTCGGCCGCCGGACCCAACGGGTGCCGATCTGGTTCGCCAGACGCCTCCATGAACGTCCGGTGTGGCGGCAAATCAAGGATGTGGCGAAGGCGCGTCCGACATCCGGGTTGCGGGTGGTGCTGACCAGCACCCCGTCGCATCGCTTCCCGGATGAGGCAATCGCCGGTCACCTGCTGGTTGGCATCCGCGACGTGATCGATTTCGCCTCAGGGTTGGCCGTCCATCCGGACATCCTCGCCGCTCGCCTGGACGGTTCGCATCAACCGGATGTCGAAGAGGCACTCTATCTCTCGCCGGATGGGAAGCAGTTGCTAATAAACGGCGACGTCACCATCAGGTTCAGGTCCGCCTACCACATCGCGATCATCGGCAAACTGGTCACGGCCTTTCGGGAAGGGAAGCGATTTACCGCCCGTGAACTCCTTGACCATGCCCAGTCGAGTTCCGATACCCTCCGCCAGGCCTTCGGTGCCAAGAAGTGGGCCCAACTCGAACCTTATATTAAGACCCGCGACGGGCTCTGGGGCTTCGAACTCTAGGCGATTTTCTCTCCCTTTTTCTCCCGTTTGACCCCTCGGTTTTCTCTCTGGTTTTGCGCGACTCTGCCTTCGGACGCAATACATTCCGAAGGAGAGCGAAGTGACTATCAGACATCTCAACCAGAACGAATTGGCGGACCGGTGGAACATCAGCCACCGGACGCTAGAGCGTTGGCGGTGGACCGGTGAAGGACCCACCTTCCTGAAAATCGGCGGCCGCGTCGTGTACCGCCTGGAAGACGTCGAGGCATTCGAGGCGGAGCAAACGCGCAAGAGCACCGCCGATAATCCCTTCGCGGCGTCGGCTTGAGGGGAGCGGTCATGACCATCCCCAATCGCCCCACCCTAAACGACTTTCCCAATATGCCAATCGGCGACATCGCTGCCCTGCCGGCCGAGACCTTGGCCTTGCTACAGGACGAGGCCGACGAGGCTCTGCGTTCCGCAAAGATGAGCCGTGATTGGATCGGCGGAGCCCTGGCGCTCAAGTATGACACCGCCGCTGCAAAAGCCCGACAAGCTGGCGGCAAGGACACCGGCACGGTGCGCTTCGACGACGGGCCGGTGACCGTAGTCGCCGACCTGCCGAAGAAGATCGTCTGGGACCAGACCCAACTGGCCGCCCTGGTCGAGCGCATCCGAGCCGAAGGCGACGATCCCGCCGAGTATGTCGACATCGCCATCAAGGTCCCCGAGCGGAAGTTTACCGCCTGGCCGAGCCACATCCGGTCGGCCTTCGAGGATGCCCGAACCGTGCGGGTCGGCAAACCCACCTTCCGACTTTCCCTGAACGATGAGGTGCAATCATGACCACCAAGACCAAGCTGGACCGCTTGCGCGAGGACAACTGCTTCTTCGCTGATCTCCCCGAGACCATTCGCATCCCGCCGCTCGGTGATCGCCGGGAGGAGGTGACCAAACCCATCGAGACGGCGTCGATCGACGACATCGCCTTCGCCCAACTGGCGCTGCAATCCAAGGCGTCCGCCCTCTACGGCGAGATCGACGCGCTGCGCCGCATCTATGACATGGCGCGCAAGAACGGAGCCCTGGGGGCCGACAATGCCATCGACGCCATCCCGGACACCAAGGGAGGCTCCAAATGAACCTTCCCATCATTTCCGCCGATGAACGGCTGGCCGAGCGGCGCGGTATCAAGGGTTGCATCTTCGGCAAGTCAGGCATCGGCAAGACGAGCCTGCTGTGGAGCCTACAGTCCTCGACGACTCTGTTCATGGACCTGGAGGCGGGCGACCTCGCCATCGAGGGCTGGACAGGGGACACCATCCGGCCGCGCACCTGGGCCGAATGCCGGGACTTCGCGGTGTTCATCGGCGGCCCTAATCCGGCGCTCCGCGACGACCAGGTCTACAGCCAGGCGCATTTCGACGCCGTTTGCGAGAACTTCGGCGATCCGGCTGCGCTGGATAAATACGAAACCGTGTTCATCGATAGCATCACGGTCGCCGGACGCCTGTGTTTTCAATGGGCGAAGGGACAGCCGCAGGCGGTTTCGGATCGTACCGGCAAACCCGACATGCGCGGCGCCTACGGTCTGCACGGCCAGGAGATGATCGCCTGGCTGACCCACTTGCAGCACACCCGGGGCAAGAACGTCTGGTTCGTCGGAATCCTCGACGAGAAACTCGACGACTTCAATCGCCGAGTCTTCCTCCCCCAGATTGAAGGTTCCAAAACCGGCAACGAACTGCCGGGCATCGTCGATGAGGTCATTGCCATGGCCGAGATCGGAGCGGGCGACGGAGAGCCCTATCGGGCCTTCGTCTGCCAGACGATCAATCCTTACGGCTATCCGGCGAAGGATCGCAGTGGCCGCCTCGAAATGATCGAGGAGCCGCATCTCGGCCGCTTGATGGAAAAAATCAGCGGCCCCGTAAAACCGGCGAGCGAGAGACTGGAGTTTGGCCGCCCCGACTCCCAGCCCGCCGATACCCCCGTCACCCAAGAAGATGAAGGAGCACACTAATCATGAATGGTGCATGGAACGATTACAACGACGCGGAGTCCCAGAACTCCTATGACCTGATCCCCAAGGGCGCCATCGTGCCGGTCAGGATGACCATCAAGCCCGGCGGTTATGATGACCCCAGCCAGGGTTGGACCGGGGGCTACGCCACCCACAACGAGACTACCGGGTCGGTCTACCTGAACGCCGAGTTCGTCATCACCGAGGGACCGTTCGCCAAGCGCAAGGTCTGGAGCCTGATCGGGCTCCTCAGCCTCAAGGGCCCCGAGTGGGGCAACATGGGCCGCTCCTTCGTGCGCGGCATCCTCAACTCCGCTCGCGGCCTGTCCGACAAGGACAACTCGCCCGAGGCGCAGACGGCGCGGCGCATCAACGGGTTCACCGATCTCGACGGTATCGAGTTCCTGGCCAAAATCGATGTCGGCAAGGACGCCAATGGCGATGCCAAGAACGAGATCCGGTTTGCCGTCACGCCCAACCACAAGGACTGGAAGGCGTTCCAGGAAAACGGCGGCATTTGGAGGCCGGGCGTCGCCACCGCCGGTGCTTCCGCTTCGGCGCCCGCTACGCCAGATGCTCAGACGGCCGCCAATCCCAATCGTCCGACCTGGGCGCAATAGGAGGGCTGAGCCATGTTACTCCGTCCCCGCCAGAAGACCTTCGTCGAGCGCAGCGTCAACGCGCTCAATGAACACGGCAACACACTCGGCGTGGCTCCGACCGGTGCCGGCAAGACGATCATGCTTTCCGGCGTGGTCGGCCGGATGCTGGCCGGCAACGACGCCAGAGCCGGCGTGCTGGCACATCGAGACGAACTGACGGCACAGAACGTGCTCAAGTTCGCCAAGGTCAATCCCGGCCTCAGCACCTCGATCATGGACTCTCGCACCAAGTCGTGGCGCGGGCGGACCACGTTCGCCATGGTGCCGACCCTGGCGCGCAAGGCGAACCTGGACGCCATGCCGGCGCTCGACCTTCTGGTCATCGACGAAGCCCACCATGTGGCCGCCGACAGTTATCGGCGCATCATCGACCGGGCGCGGGATCGTAATCCGGACGTCAAGGTGTTCGGCGTTACGGCGACCCCCAACCGGGGTGACAGGAAGGGCCTGCGCCCGGTGTTCTCCAACGTCGCCGACCAGATCAACATTGGCGAGTTGATCGGCTCCGGACATCTGGTTCCGCCGCGCACCTTCGTCATCGATGTCGGCGCTCAGGAGGCTCTGAAGAGCGTGCGCAAGACCGTTGACGACTTCGACATGAAGGCGGTCGACGCCATCATGAATACGGCGCCCATTACCGAAGCGGTGATCCGGCATTGGCGGGAGAAGGCGGGTGATCGCAAGACGGTGGTGTTTTGCTCTACCGTCGATCATGCCCGCAACGTCCGCGACACCTTCGTTGCCGACGACATCCATGCCGACATGATTTACGGAGATATGCCGACGGCAGAGCGCCGCTCGGTGCTGCGGTCTTTCGAGAAGGGCGATACCCAGGTCATCGTCAATGTGGCGGTGCTGACCGAAGGCTGGGATCACCAACCGACCAGCTGCGTCATCCTGCTCCGTCCATCTTCCTACAAATCGACCATGATCCAGATGGTGGGCCGGGGCTTAAGGACCGTGGACCCGGAGGTCTTTCCGGGCGTGGTCAAGACCGACTGCATCGTGCTGGACTTTGGCACCTCGTCCCTGCTGCACGGCTGCCTTGAACAGGATGTCAACCTGGACGGCCGGACTGGTGACGGCGAAGCCCCGACTAAGGACTGCCCGGAATGCGGAGCCATGGTTCCCCTGGCGGCCATGGAATGCCCTCTTTGCGGCTACCTATGGGAAATGTCCGGAGACGGCGATGGCGAGACGGTTCCGCTCACCGACTTTGTCATGTCGGAGATCGACCTGCTCAAGCGGTCCAGTTTCCGGTGGTGCGATCTGTTCGGCGACGACGCGGCCCTGATCGCCAACGGCTTCAACGCCTGGGGCGGCATCTTCTTTTTGCATGGGCGTTGGCATGCCCTTGGTGGGGCCAAGGGGCAACACGTCCGGCTCCTGGCCGTGGGTGAGCGCACCGTCAGCCTGGCGGCGGCCGACGACTGGCTCAACGAGAACGAGACCGACGAGAGCGCCCACAAGACCAAGCGCTGGTTGAACCAGGCGGCCACCGATAAGCAGCTTCAATATCTGCCCGCTGAATACCGCCAGGACTTCGGTCTGACCCGTTATCAGGCCTCGGCGCTGCTGACCTTTACCTTCAACAAGGGCGCGATCACTAATCTGGTGACGTCGGCTTCCAACAATCAACGGAGGGCGGCATGAGCCATGAATACCGTAACCATATCCGAAACCGCTGCTGCTCGGTTCCGTCTTTGGCATCCGCGTGGTGCGCTCTGTGCCGTCTGTCGGCGTCCGGCCCGTGGCTTTGGCTGGTTCGATCCAGTGCGTTCGAAGCGGCCCCGGCCCTCGGTCTGGTTCTGCTCGATGGCCTGTCAAGGATTCTGGTCGCGATTGGCGAAGGGGCGCCCGGGCATGGTTGACCTGACCGAACAGGAACAAGCGGCGATCCGGGCCACCGTCAAGCTGGTGGCCGAAATCTTGGAAGAGATCGGCTGGCAGACCCGCCTGATCGACCTTTCCGAGGTCCAGGTTCTCACCCTCATCGAGGTCGCCGTCGGCGGCTTCCAGGACGTCATGCACACCACGGCGAAGGCCGATGACTTGGGAGTCCCATTCTAATGCTGGACTATAACCACACGGCCAACTTCGCCGAGCAGGTGAATGCGCTGATCGACGCAGCCCTCGTCGCCGAAAACCAAACCCAACAATCCCGCCAGTATCTCGGTGGATCGCGTCTCGGCGTCGCCTGCGACCGGGCCCTGCAGTTCGAATACGCCCAGGCCCCGAAGGACGACGGGCGGGATTTCGACGGGCAGACGCTCCGCATCTTTGCCGCCGGCCATTTGTTTGAGGACATGGCAATCCGTTGGCTGCGCCTGGCCGGGTTCGATCTTTACACCACCAAAGGCAATCGTCCGGGCGGTGAGCAATTTGGTTTTTCGGTAGCCGGTGGGCGCATCCGGGGGCATGTGGACGGCATCATCGCCGGCGCTTCCGATGGTTTGTTTCCGGGCTTTCCGGCGCTGTGGGAATGCAAATCCATGAACGCCAAGTCCTGGAAGGACACGGTGAAGCGAGGCCTCGCGATCTCCAAGCCGGTCTATGCCGCCCAGATCGCCGTCTATCAGGCTTACATGGAAGCGACGGTGCCCGGCATCTCGACGAACCCGGCGCTATTTACCGCCATCAACAAGGACACGGCGGAACTTTATCACGAACTGGTGCCGTTCGACGACGCGCTGGCCCAGCGCATGAGCGACAAGGCGGTGCGCATCATCCGGGCGAGCGAGGCCGGTGAGTTGCTGCCCCGCATCGCCCAGTCCGCTGATTTCTTTGAATGCAAGTTCTGCTCCTGGTCCGACCGTTGCTGGAGAACGGGTGCATGAGCGGGGACGTGATCGATCTGGACCGCTGGCGCGACTTCAACGACGCCGAGCCGCAGCGGCTCGATGATACCCGGCCATGGGACGGTGCCGAAAGCACCGAAGACATCAAGGCGCGCATGCTCGCCAACATTCGAGGCGTGCTGTCATACCTGTTGCCGGGCGGCGTGTTCCAGCGGGGCAAGTTTCTGGTCGGCGATATCTCTGGTAACCGGGGCGACAGCCTCACCGTCGAGTTGTCCGGTCCCAAGGCCGGCATGTGGCACGACTTCGCCACCAAGGAAGGCGGCGACATCATCGGCTTATGGGCGGCGGTGACCGGCCGGGACACCCGGACCGAGTTCCCCGCCATCATGGACGACATCCGCGAATGGCTGGACGGCCGCAGCAGGACCCTTCATGACGACCGGGCGGACAAGGCCCAGGCCAAAGCTCCCCCTTCCGACGATCTCGGGCCGGTGACGGCCAAATGGGATTACCTGGACGAGAAAGGCGTTCTGCTGGCCTGCGTCTATCGCTACGACCCACCCGGCGGGAAGCAGTTCCGCCCCTGGGACGTCCGCGCCCGCAAGATGAAGGCCCCGGACCCACGCCCGATCTACAACCGGCCCGGCATCAAGAACGCCACCGAGGTCGTCCTGGTCGAAGGCGAGAAAGCGGCGGAAGCGCTCATACAACAGGGCGTCTGCGCCACCACGGCCATGAACGGCGCTTCCGCTCCGGTCGCCAAGACCGACTGGTCGCCGCTTACGGCCAAGCGGCTGGTGATCTGGCCCGACAAGGATAGCGCCGGCTGGCGGTACGCGGAGGCAGCCGGACGGGCGGCGCTGGAGGCGGGCGCCGTTTCCGTCGCGATCCTCATGCCGCCCGACGACAAGCCCGACAAATGGGATGCGGCGGACGCGGTCGAAGAGGGCATGGACGTGGCAGAGTTCATCGCCACGGGCGAACGCCAAACAGTCCATTCCGAGAAGAGATCGCTCGATCTCAACGACTGGCACGCGACCCGCTACGCAGGCGATGCGCCCGAGCAGCGTTTCTTGGTCGATGGCTCGTTCCCCATGGGTGTGGTCTCGATCCTGGCTGCCATGGGCGACACCGGCAAGGGCATGATGACTCTCGACCTGGCGCTGTCGGTCGCCACCGGCTGTCCAGGATCGGTCTCGGTCTGTCCCGAACCCCTGGCTTTCGGCGGCGCGGTCCGAGAGTTCGGCGCCGCCGTCATTTTCACCGCAGAGGACGACCAGGGAGAAGTCCATCGCCGTCTGCAACGCCTTGATCCCGAGGAGCATCGACTCGAACAACCCGAACGCCTGATCGTCGTGCCCCTGCCCAACGCCGGCGGTCCCATTCCTCTGGTCGTGTCCGGTAGGGATGGCCCGGAGATCACGTCGCAGTTCCGGATGCTTCGCGATCAGATCATGCGCCTTCGGGAGTTGAAACTGGTGGTATTCGACCCGCTGGCGTCGTTCATCCATGCCGACGTCACCTCCGACCCGGCGGCCGGCAGCTTCGCAACGGGATTGCTGGCGAGCCTCGCCACGGAAACCGGCGCGGCGGTGATGGTCGCGCACCACATGCGCAAACCCCAGGGCAACCGGCCAATCTCGACCGTCGAACAGGCTCGCGACGCCGTGCGCGGCACCAGCGCCATCGTCGACGGGGTGCGCATGGTCTACGCCCTCTGGCCGGCGCCTGAGGAGCATCAGGGCTATGTGTTGAAGGCGCTGGAAGAGCCCTTTTCCCGTAATGCCGTGTTTCAGGGCGCGGTGGTCAAGGCCAACGGTCCGGCCGACCGCACGATCCGGACCTTCCTGCGCGCAGACACAGGCCTTCTGATCGACGTCACGCCGCGCCTTCGTGAACATCGCCGTCCGGTGCAGGATTTGATAGATACGCTCGTCGCGGCGATCGCCCGCGCTGCGGAAAACGGCCACCCCTACACCCACACCGGCGGAACGGGCATTTATCAGCAGCGCCACCGCCTGCCCGCCGAGTTCCGGGAAATGGGCAGAAAGCGGATTCAGGACATGGCCCAGGAACTCCTCAACGACGGCGTTCTGGTTAAAGGCATGGCCTCTGGCTCGAAGGAAGACAAGTGGCTGGATGTCCCAACCGGGCCGTTCGCACGCGGCGTTGGAGAGTTTGTGCACGGCGCTGACGAGGGAGAAAATTGATGACCCGATTTTCTCCGTTGCCAACCGTTACCAGCCGTTGCCAACCGCGTTTTGGCAACGTGTTTCCGTTGCCAATTACCACGTTGCCACTTGGTTACCAAATTTCTTTGGCAACGGAAAAATATGCGCAACACCTTGAAAACATTGATGAAATCGGATCGGTCTCCGTTGCCAAAGCGCTCCGTTGCCAACCAGCAAAAACATCAATGATTTCAAAGGTTTCCACGTTGCCACCTCCCCCTAAAGGGGGAGGAGTGTGCTTGGCAACACACACTCCTCCCACCAGTGATTGGGTTTTCCATTACCAGGCCGTTGCCACCCCCGACCCGATGACCAGAACTGATTTCCATGGAGAGCCGATATGACCGCGACCGCATTGATCGAACCACTGACCGACCCTCTGACCGAACTAGGGGAAGGACATCTTGTCGTCCTGGCCCTCGACCTCGGCACTTCGACCGGCTGGGCATTGCATGGTTCTGACCACGCGATAACCAGCGGTACCGTCGAGTTCAGAAACGACCGGTGGCAGGGTGGCGGTATGCGCTTCCTGCGGTTCAAGCGGTGGCTCACCGAGATTAAGCAGATGGCCGGTGGTCTGGACGCGGTGTTCGTCGAGGAAGTCCGTCGCCACGTCGGCGTCGATGCCGCCCACGCTTACGGTGGTTTTCTCGCCCACGTCACCGCCTGGTGCGAACACCACGAAATTCCCTACGAGGCCGTGCCCGTCGGCACCATCAAGCGCCACGCTACCGGCAAGGGCAACGCCAACAAGGACGCGGTGATCGCCGCCATGCGCGGCCGTGGATTTAATCCCGCCGACGACAACGAAGCTGATGCCTTGGCGCTGCTCTGCTGGGCCATGGATCATCGCATGGGAGGGCCGTCATGAAATGGCACCCGAAGGGCTACGGCGGCGAACGCCGGTCACCGGATCAAGTCAAGCGGGAAGGTTGGCGCGAACAGGGCTTGCTGGCCGTCTCCGTCGAGGACGAGCGTCTGACTTGGCCCGAACGGGAACTGGTCAAACAACTCGGAGAAAAACTCTACGGCAAGCTTCGGGAGGAAGCCTATGAGCGATAAGCGATGGACACCCTCTCTGGTAGAGGAACGGCTAGTGGAAGCCGCCGACGTTTTGAAGCGGCTGCCCGAGGAGCGGGTGCAGGGGTATTTCTCCGTCTGGCCCGAGGTCGTTCGCAGTGTCTATGACGCATTCGGCTGGCATGATCCGGTACTCAAGCGCCCCTGGCCGTCACCGGCGTCCATCGATCGCATGGACGAGACAATGACCTGGCTCGGGTGGTTGGAGCCGGACGTGGCGAAGATCGTCTGGTTTCGGGCGTCAGGAAGCCGCTGGAAATCCATCTGCGCAAAGGTCGGATTGCAGCGAACGGCGGTCCATCAGCGCTATCTTTTTGGCCATTGTGTCATTGCCTGGAGGCTTAATGGCCGGCGAGTTCCGCGTAACCGTTCGCGGCGGCACGTGATTGCGATGGTCCAATCGGCGAAGGCGTGAGTAGTGGATAGAAAGGTGTTCGGCGAACACTTTTCGCGCGGACAGAACCGACCGAAATGGCTATGATTTTCGCTATCCTCAGGAGAGGCGCACCCGGAACAGGGCGGCGCTTCAAAGCGAGGAATTCCATCGAATTTGTGAGTGAAAAATGGTTCCTTCCCGGGCCATTACGTATGCTGGCGGGCACAGCCCGACACTTTCCTAGTGACAACCTGAAAAAAGCCATTTCGTTTCGTTTCGAGCGCGGCGGGAATCCGCTGTAGGCCGCTGTGGACGTGGCTCACAGCGTTATCGCCACGCTTCGCGAAAGCGAAATGGAACGCCGGGCCATTTCGTTTCAAACCGAAATGCCTTCACAACCCAACAACCTTTTCGAAGAGACAGCAGTGAGCGCTCAAATCATCAACATCGGCGACAAGATCAAGATGGTCGCCATTGGCGATCTGTCCTGCCACCCGGACAATCCGCGCCGGGGAGACGTGGAGGCGATCCGCGCCAGCATCAGCGCCAACGGATTTTACGGGGCACTCGTGGTGCAGCGATCTTCAGGCTACATCCTGGCAGGCAATCATCGGTTCATGGCGGCGCAGGCGGAGGGGCTGGACAAGGTTCCGGTCATCTACGTGGATGCCAGCGACGAGGATGCCAAGGCCATCCTGGTCGGCGACAACCGACTGTCCGATCTGGCCGAGAACGATCCGGCATTGCTTGCTGCCTTGTTGCAGGCAATCCAGACCCGAGAGCAGGGGCTGACCGGCACCGGATATTCCGATGACGACCTTGCCGAGCTGCTGGCTGCGGGGATCGATGGGGATGAAGGTCTTGCTGGCGAGGATGAGGTTCTAGAACCTCCCGCCAACCCTGTCACCAAAGCCGGCGACCTGTGGCTCCTTGGCGACCACCGTCTGTTGTGTGGTGACAGCACCAATGCGGATGACGTGAAGCGCCTGATGAACGGCGAACGCGCCATCCTGTTCGCCACCGATCCTCCCTATCTGGTCGACTACGACGGCACCAACCATCCGGGCTCGAAGAGCAAGCCGGTGGCCGACAGCAAGAACAAGGACTGGTCGGAAACCTACGGCGTCACCTGGGATGACTCCCGTCAAGGGCCTGATCTCTATCAAGGGTTCATCAAGGCGGCGATCGCCGAGGCCATCAAGCCCAATGCCGCCTGGTACTGCTGGCACGCCAGCCGCCGCCAGGCCATGGTCGAGGCGGTCTGGGTCGAGATGGGCGCCTTCGTGCATCAGCAGATCATCTGGTCAAAGGACCGGCCAATTCTGACCCGGTCACATTATCTCTGGCAGCACGAACCCTGCCTGTTCGGCTGGATCAAGCGCAACAAGCCGCCGCGGGTGTCGGAGGATTATCTCGGCACCGTCTGGCAGATTGCCTCGCTCGAGGGCGAGGACCGGCCCGACCATCCGACGCCGAAGCCGCTGGACTGCTTCGCCACGCCGATGCGCCAGCACGTCAAGAAAGGCGGCCTGTGTTACGAGCCGTTCTCGGGCTCGGGTTCGCAGATTATCGCCGGTGAGAGTACCGGGCGCAGGGTCTTCGCCATGGAGATCAGCCCGGCCTATGTGGACGTAGCGATCATGCGATGGCAGAAAGCAACCGGCAAGGACGCTACGCTGGACGGCGACGACCGGACGTTTAACGAGATCAAAGAGGGGAGGATCGCGGCATGAGGCAGTCGAGACGGATGTCGATGGCGGAATCATTGACCAACGTAGCGGTCGGCTACGGTATTGCCGTCGCGACGCAGATCGCGGTGTTTCCGCTGTTCGGCCTGGAGGTGCGGTTGTCCGATAACTTGGTCATCGGTGCTGTCTTCACCATTGTGAGCATTATTAGAAGCTATTCCCTGCGCCGGCTGTTCGAAGCGATCCGGGTTCGCAAGGTCTGGTCGTGACACCGCCGCCCCCGGAAGGGCGGCGGCATCGAACTCCGAACCGACTTTAATTATTGGGTCGGCCGAAATAGACGTGGATCATCCGTTGGACGGTGTCGTCATCGGTCTCACCCGGCAGACGCAGGTCCTGGAGCCGTTCGTAGGTGTCTTCCTCGACCGGAACGAGCCAATCGCCGTCCGCCATGCGTTTCGCCGTCGAGCGGAACGGCAGGATGGCGACTTCGGCGATGGCGCGGTAAGTCGCTTCGCTGACCTTGATGGTTTTCATCGGGCTATCTCCTTCATTCGCCGACGCGATCGACGGCGGTGACGTAGGCATCGCCCTGGTTCCAGGAACCGTCGTCGAGCCGCCATTCGGTGTCGTCGCTGGCCCAGAGCTTCTCAAAAGCACGGCCCTCGGCCTGCTCCGGCGTTTCCGCCTGGACCTCGATGACGGTGCTCTCGGTGACGTCGCGGGTGATGATCACGGTGTAGTTCGCCATGGCGGTCTCCATCACTGCTCGATTCGATAGACGCGGCCTTTTCCGTCGACCTTTTCCGAGGTGACGTTCAGGCCCAGTTTCTTTTTGAGCGCGCCGGCAATAGCGCCTCGCGCCGTATGGCTTTGCCAGCCAGTGGCCTCGACGATCTGGGCGATAGTGGCGCCTTGCGCGCGGCGCAGCATGTCGATCACGAGGGCCTGTTTGGTGCCCTTGCGATTTTTGCCGTTGGTCGATGACTTTTTGTTTGGATCTGTTCCGACAGCCCGCAAACCCTCATCCGTGGCGATCAACACATCGCCCTCGTAGCGGGCGAGGCCGGCTGAGATGAGAGCATCGGCGACTTTTTTGATGGCGCCGCCCTTGAGACGATCCGGCCAGCGGATGGCGCGGTCTTCATAACGGGCGGCGATTTTCAGAACGGAGTGCTGGGTGGCTGAGAGCTTGGTGGTCATGGTGTTTTCCTCCTGGTGGATCGGAGGCGCGGCCATCGCGCCTCTGCTACCACCCGGAGCCCCGCCGGGCTGAGCCGGTCGGGGCGGTACAAGGGAGGCGCCCGTCTTATTCTGCGTGTTCGCCCTCTTGGAAGGCGGAGTCAGTAATGCGCTTCAGTAGCTCGGCGTAGTGCTCCAGGGTGCCCACGTGGCCCCAGTTGATCTCGTCCGGGCTCCAGTTGAAGTGATCGCCGCTCAATTCTTGGAGACGGGCGAGCATGGCGTCGATCTGGCTCTTTTTGGCGATGAAGGCGTCGAGTGCTGATCCGTTTGACATGGTTTTCTCCGTTGTTTGGCGTGGGTCCATACACGCTCCATGTGCCCAGGACATCAAGTCTAATCGACTGTAATTACATGATATTTTTATGCCATGTCCGACAACACCCAGCCCATTACGGTGATCACTAGCCTGCTCGACATCTCCGAGCGCCGGGTGCAGCAGCTGTCCCGGGCGGGGGTGATTCCGAAGGCGGCGCGGGGCCGTTACGAACTCATCGGATCGGTCCGAGGCTATATCCGCCATCTGCGTGATCTGAACATCAAGGGCGAGAGCGGGACTGTTGATTACGGCACCGAGCGCGCCCGCCTGGTGAAGGCCAAGGCCGACCTGGCGGAGATGGAAGCCTCGCAAATGCGGGGCGATCTGCTTCCCGCGCCCGACGTGACGGCGGCCTGGACCGAGATCGTGGCGCTGATACGGGCGCGGCTGCTGGTGCTGCCCGACAAGATCGCACCGGTGGTTCATGAAACGACAAGCCTCAACCAAGCAAGGGACGTCATCAAAAAGGCGGTCTACGAAATCCTCACGGAAATCGCCGCCACAGACGTCGAGATCACGCCTCGCATTGATGGGGACGCCGGCGCTGAAGAAAGCGGTGACGACGGCGTGCAAGGTGGCGGCTCCGCCCCCGGACCTGACGGTGAGCCAGTGGGCGGACCGGAACCGTAGGCTCAGTTCGGAGGCCAGCGCTGAGCCCGGACGGTGGGTGACGGACCGCGCCGAGTACCAGCGCGGCATCATGGACGCCATCTCCGACCCCTCGGTGGAAACCGTGGTGGTTAAGACGTCGGCCCAGGTCGGCAAGACCGAGTGTATTCTCAACACCGTCGGCTACCACATCGACCAGGACCCGTCGCCGATCATGGTGGTGATGCCCACCGAGCGGGACGCCGAGACCTGGTCCAAGGACCGTTTCGCCACCATGGCGCGGGATACACCGTGTTTGCGGGGCAAGCTGTCGAACCCGAAGTCGCGGGACGGATCGAACAAGATCCTGCACAAGAAGTTCGTAGGCGGGCATCTGACCATCGTCGGCGCTAACGCGCCTTCGGGTTTGGCCATGCGCCCGATCCGCATTCTGCTTTGTGACGAGGTGGACCGCTATCCGGCCAGCGCCGGGGCCGAAGGCGATCCGGTCAACCTGGCCAAGAAACGCACGGTTACCTTCTGGAACCGAAAGATGGTGATGGTGTCGACCCCCACCATCAAGGGGGTGAGCCGGATCGATGCGGCGTGGGAGGAAAGCGACAAGCGCCGCTTCTGGGTTCCCTGCCCGGATTGTGGCGAATATCAGGTTCTTTGCTGGGAGCAGGTCCGCTGGGACAAGGACGAGGCCGGCAAGCATCTGTCGGAGACCGCCCATTATATTTGCGAACACTGCGGCTCGTTTTGGAAGGATGCCACGCGGGGCGGGGCGGTTCGCTTGGGCGAATGGCGGGCGGAAAACCCATTCGCCGGGATCGCCGGGTTTCATCTGAACGAGATCTACTCGCCCTGGGTCAAGCTGGAGGAGATGGTTCGCACCTTCCTTTCGGCCAAGGAACACGGCGAGGAGGCCATGAAGACGTTCGTCAACACCTCGTTGGGAGAAGTCTTCGAAATCCGGGGCGAGGCTCCGGAGTGGGAGCGTATCTACAACCGCAGAGAGGACTACCCCATCGGCACGGTGCCGGAGGGCGGGCTGTTCCTGACAGCAGGGACCGACGTGCAGCGCGACCGCATTGAGGTCGAGGTGGTGGCCTGGGGTCGTCACCGGGAAAGCTGGTCCGTCGATTACCGTGTTCTTCATGGCGATCCGGCCAAGGCCGGCGTCTGGAACAAGCTAGGCGCGATGCTGGAGGAACGGTTCCCCCATGCGGGAACCGGGGCCGGTATGGTCATCGAGCGTATGGCCGTCGATTCCGGCTACGCCACACAGGAAGTCTACGCCTGGTCGCGGACGGCCCCCTTGGGGCGGGTCATGCCGATCAAGGGCGTTGATAAGAGCCGGTTTCCGATCCAGGGGCCGAGCGACGTCGAGGTTAGGATCGGCAAGCGCAAACGCAAGCGCGGGGCCAAACTGTGGACGGTCTGCGGGCCGGTGTTCAAGGCCGAGCTTTACGGCGATTTGCGCAAAGACCCGCCGGAAGAGGGAGACGCGTTTCCGCCCGGCTATTGTCACTTTCCCCGGTACGACCCGGAGTACTTCAAGCAACTGACCGCCGAACAGGCCGTCACCCGGGTCAAGAAGAACGGATTCGCCTTCATCGAATGGCAGAAGACGCGGGAGCGCAACGAGGCGCTCGACTGCCGCACTTACGCGCGCGCGGCGGCCGAGTATGACCTGGTTCGCCTGACCGAGCGCGTGGCGCGAAACAAGGAACGCAAGCTGGAGGAAAGCGCGGTGGCGGAAACGGACGTGGAGCCCGTGCCCTCCGAACCATCGGAAGAGCCCGATACCGTTTCCCGCTGGGCGGAACCAGTTCTGTCTGACGACCCTTGGCTTTGATCGGGGCTTTGATTGGGAATCAAAACAGGAATTTGAACAATGACCGATCTGACCACATTGGAAACCCGGCTCACGGAGGCGGAAACCGCTCTGCACCTGCTGGCCACGGGCGGCCAGCGCCAGACCGTGGATATCGGCGCCGGTGGGCGCGTCACCTACACGACGGCCAACGTGGCCGACCTGCGTCGCTATATCGCCGATCTCAAGAACCGGATCGCCAAGCTCAAGGGATTGCCCCGACGGGCCCCCATCTACATGGAATTTTAGATGCTTCAATATCTGCGTTCATTTATCTCGCGGCCAAAGGCCAAGGCCGGAGCCTATCAGGGCGCCTCATTGAGCGATCGGGAAACAGCCTCCTGGTTGCCGTCGTTCGGCTCGGCCGACACGGACCTGCTGGACGATCTGCCGCTGCTGCGTGCCCGCAACCGAGATCTGGCCATCAACAACGGCATCGCCTCGGGCGCGGTGCAGACAATCACCGACAACGTGGTCGGCACCGGGTTCCGGCTGTCGGCCAAGCCTGATTACAGGGTTCTGGGCCGCGACAAGGCCTGGGCCGACGAATGGAGCAACCGGGTCGAGGCCTTGTGGCGGACCTGGGCCGAGGGAACGGACTGCGACGCCGGGCGGACGCTTAACTTCGCCGGGCTCACCCAGCTGGTGTTTCGCTCGGGGCTCCTGAACGGCGAGGCCCTGGCGCTGCCGTTGTGGCTGCCCGGGGACGGGCCGTTCGCCACCCGCATCCAGGTGATCGAGGCCGACCGGCTGTCGACACCGCCGCACCGAAGTGACGGAAAAGGAATGCGCGCCGGGATCGAGATCGACGACTACGGCGCGCCGTTGGCCTATTGGATCAGGAAGAGCCACCCCGGCGATCATTTTGCCTGGATGGCCACCGCCGACGAATGGCAACGCGTGCCCGCTTTTACGCCTTGGGGCCGGCATCGGGTCATTCACGTCCACGACAAGGAACGCACCGGCCAGAGCCGGGGAAAGCCTTTGTTCTCGGCGGTGATGAAGCAGTTCCGAATGTTGGACAAGTACCAGAGCAGCGAACTGCAGGCCGCCGTCATCAACGCCATGATCGCCGCCTTCATCGAAACACCGATGGACCAGGACAGCATCGTCGAGATGATCGGCGGCGACACCGATCAATATCTGCAGGACCGCAACGCCTATATCAAAAACCGCGTCCGTCTCAGGGGCGGTGCGGTGATGCCGCTCTATCCGGGCGACAAGCTGTCGTCGTTCGCGCCATCGCGTCCGGCGGACGGGTTCGCGCCATTTGTCGAGGCTATGTCGCGGCATGTGGCGGCGGCGCTGCACATGCCCTACGAGCTTCTGCTCAAGGATTTCAGCAAGACCAATTACTCCAGCGCCCGGGCGGCGCTGCTGGAAGCCTGGCGGTTCTTCAACGGTCGTCGGCAATGGCTGTCGGCCCACTGGACGCAGCCTGTCTTTGAACTCTGGCTCGAAGAGGCGGTGGACGCCGGGATGATCGATGCCCCGGATTTCCATGAAAACCGCCGCGCCTATGCCCGGTCCCGCTGGATCGGAGCGGGACGCGGCTGGGTGGACCCGGTCAAGGAAGCCAAGGCGGCTCAGACCCGCATGGATATCGGGGTCTCGACCCTGGAGAACGAATGCGCCGAGCAGGGCCTCGACTGGGAAGAGGTTCTGGAACAGCGGGCGCGGGAGCGCGAGCGCATGGCCGAACTCGGCCTCCTGGACGCGGCGAACGTCGTGGCCGGGCAGCCGTATGTCGAAGAGCCGGCCAATCTTGAGGAAGCAAAGCCATGAAATATCCCCGTCTCTGGTCGCGGCTCTACAACACGCCGTTGGCCATCGGGTTCGACAAGCTCCGGGTGATCGAAGGGGTATTCCGCAAGCACCTTCATGAGCCCCACGCCGCGCTCAATCGGCCCGCCTCCAATGGGCGGTCGTCTTATGCCGTTTCCGACGGCGGCGTCGCGGTCATTCCGGTGCAGGGCACCCTGGTGCAGCGATCCAGCGGCCTGGATGCGGAAAGCGGGCTGACCAGTTACGCCCGCATCGGCGCCGAGATGCGCGATGCCCTGGCCAACGCCCAGGTCCGCGCCATCCTGATGGAAATCGACAGTCCGGGCGGCGAGGTGGCGGGCCTGTTCGACCTCGCGGACGCCATTTATCAGGCCCGGGACGTCAAGCCGGTCTGGGCCATCGCCAACGAGAACGCCTATTCGGCGGCCTATGCCATCGCCAGCGCCGCCGAGCGCATCAACTTGCCGCGCTCTGCCGGCATCGGCTCCATCGGCGTGGTCGCCATGCACATGGACCAGAGCGCCAAGGACGCCAAGCAAGGCTACGTCTACACGCCAGTGTTCGCGGGTGATCGCAAGATCGACGGCAGTGAGCATTTTCCGCTGAGCGACGAGGCGAGGAACTCCCTCCAGGCGGAGGTGGACCGGCTTTATGGCTTGTTCGTTTCCACGGTGGCGAGGAACCGTGGCGTCGATCCCGCCGCCGTTCGCGCCACCGATGCCGGATGGCTCAATCCTGGGGAGGCTGTCGCCGGCGGTTTTGCCGACGGCATCGCGACCTTCGCCGACACCTTGGCGGAACTGGAACGGCGGGCGGCCCCGCCGACTGAAATCGTGAGTGTGCGGGCCGCCGTGCGCCGTGTTTCAACTACGAGGAAAAGACAGATGGATGATCTGGAAAATACGGTGGCGGAAGCCCCCGATGAGACCCATGACACGCCGGTCGCCGACGTGCGGCCCGTGAATGAAGACGCCCTGCGCGTGGAAGGCCGCCAGGAAGGCAAAACGGCGGAGCGGGAACGCATTGCCGCCATTCTGGGCGCCCCCGAGGCCGAGGGACGCGCCGAGCTGGCCCGTTCCCTCGCCCTGGAAACCGACCTGGATGTGACGAGTGCGCTCCGCGTGCTGTCGTCCGCGCCCGAACAGGCGAAGGGCGGAGCGGCTCTGATCGCGGCCATGGCGAACGTCCGGAACCCGGTCGTGGGGGCTGACGACCCGGAAACGCAAGAGGATGCCGCCGTCGAGGCCATGACGGCCCGGGCGCTGTCTTCCCTTGGCCACAAAATTGAGAAAGGAGCCTGA